CCCACCCGCAATCAGCAAGTGCAGAGGGAAGACACAGCCGTCCGAGAACTGACGCAATTTTACGTTGCGCGCCGTGGAGGCGCGCTTCAACGTGAGCTGGAAAAAGCTCATAACGCCAGGCTCGAAAACGACGATTGGTCTCCATGCACCGCTGTTCAGCAATTTTCCATTTGCCGAGCGCGACAGCTTCCTTGTTTATCGTCGCACGTAATCCCTTATACTTTTGAAGGTACTCGGTAATCACGTACTCCAACATAAAGGAGTCACTATCGTTATTTGCGGTATCAGCAGCGCTAAGCTCTAAAAGAGCCGCTTGATTGTGCTTAAAGCACAACCACACTGATAAGGACCTAGGGGTATTAATGCTTTCGCAGAGAGCCAGCACAACCGGCTCAAGCGCATCACTGCGTAGCTTTTGCATATAATCCTCTGTTGTGGAAAAGAAGTTCTGACGCTGAGGCCCTTAGTACGGGCTGATCAGGTTTTCGACCAGCGAAACGAGTTGAGACTCGTTCTGCAGGTTATACGTCATCTTGCGGAGATCCTTTCGGTTCTGCAAAGAACTTCTCTCCGGCATAACGTACTCCGTGAAAGATCGCGGAACATACGAGATGGTCGGAGCGGGCGAGATCCCCGAGACAGTGTTGTTTGTCACGTTCTCGAGGATCGGCTCGTGCAGCCCCACAACGACTCGGTAGGTGCGTCCGGACGAAGCCGCTCCGGCGTTGCCCTGGGCTGGACGCTTCAGCTGATAGCTGATGCGCCAAAACCCAATAGGCGACGCTTGGGATTGGTCTTCGAACCAAAACACACCATCCTTGTCGGGTCCAAGGGGTACAAAGGTGTGGTTCACTGGGGTTGCCAGTGCGTCTGCAAGTACGATGTTAGATGCAGCCATGAGTTACCTCATTTAGATAACCCTAACCAGTTCCGTACGACTCCTCCCGAAGGAGAAATACGGCGGGAACCCGTCAACGGGTTTGGAGTGAGCGTCACTTGAAAAGCTGACGCAGAAGTGCTCCCGCGGTAGCGACTCGCTGCCACGAGAGGTCCACAGTAACACGTGGACGCGCAGGTAGAGGGTACGACGTTAGGACTGTTCGTGCAAACTGACGACGGCGCAACGCGGCTTTGGCAGCCACGGTGTACCGCATGCCTCCGGCAGTGTACGTCCACCAAGGATCAGTGGAGAACACACCGTCAAAGGCATACAGCTCAGACTTATAGCCCGTAACAAACTGCGAGTTATACAACCACGCAGTTTCTAGGTTCCGAAGATAGGAACCCACGTCGTAAAACCAGTCAACGACAAAGGAGTAAGGAACTAACTCCCAACCAAGCGAAACAGGATTTAACGACGTCCATCTTGCGATGTCGATCGTATTGCTCGGGATTTTAAGTACAACCCCGAGCGTACAGCTCTGTTTCAAGCGGCCGTATCGAGAGACCGGTGGATAGACGCCCCACACCTGAAGATTGGTGTAGTTCGTCTGTGACAACCCCTCAAAGGTACTCCTCGCTCTATACCGAATGTTCCCGGTAATACTAGTCCGAACCAGCTCATCAGCAACACCAAAGATGTCGCTAAGAAGCGGGATCCAGCCGTACTTGAGCTGAAGAAGACCATTCGCAAGATCCTTCGACCCACCACCGAACGGACGCATGCCCCCAAGCCTTCTGAGGGAAAACCTGCGAAACTCTCGCAAGGCTTTAATCATGCGCCAGGTGGCCCCAGCCTCGGCAAATGTTACACCGAGGTCAAGGCCACCTCTAACCTTGGCGTTGAGCTTCTCCAAGGCAGCGTTGTAAGCCGAAGTTCTCATGTCCCAAGCAGGGTAATAGCTATTAACTGTGTTACTCTGCCCGATAGAGCCGACATCCTGGTAATAGTCTCCGACCACCGCAGGTGATGAAACACCTAAACGGGTGCGAACACCTGTCCAACACGACTCATTCCAGCACACGTACGCCCAGTTGTTGGGTGCCACAAAGTTTCCTTTAGTGGGCACCAACGGACTAGGCAACGCGTAATGCTGGGACTGCTTCGCGTCGGTACGAGACACCAACACACCGTTCTTATAGGTGCGAAGGCCGTCAACATACTTCCAGGTACTAACGTCGATCGATTTCATGGGACACTCTACACAAGAGGAGGCAATCCAATCAGCCTAAACACGCACACGATCGTTACAACAAACAAGATCGTGAACGTGTCGAGTTTGATCTTCATAAGACCTCCTGTATAGCTTGCGACCAGTGCTCTGTAGCACCGGTAAAGTGACTGCCCAGACTACGGAGGAATAAGGACAAACAGACTGCGATGACTTCGAGCAGTAACTCCCAAGACTCTCTGTTCACGTGAACCTCCTTGAAGATTTCTTGCCTTTTTTCGGCGGCCGAGTAAGAGCACTTTGCTCCGACCCGACGTTCGAGGAAGGCTCTTCACGAGGCCGCACGCGGACAAAAGAAAGAGCCCATGAAAGTGCTACGCGAAGCCAATCGAACCTGTTCATCCCTTTCTCCGATAATGAACTTCAGCTACACAACAAGGCGCGGACCGCTTTTGACAATCCGCTCTTGTCCTGCCGACGCTTTTCCTCATGGTATTCGAACACCATGAAGTTGGCGATAGAGAAGTGTGCGAGTGACACCAGTAAGCTAGCATTCAGCTCAATGACTTGTGAATACGTCATTACCGAGAGACGTTCTGCGGAGGGCCACGCCGGCTCGAAGAGAGGATGGTACGCGGGGAGTAGTGAAACACCCCGCGGGTCACCATCTACCCAGAGCTGCGGAAGACCCTCGCAAAGACGTCGAATCTCGGCCAAACGCATCACAGCCTGAGCTTTCAGACTAGCATCACACGGCATCATCGCACATCCTCCAAGCTGAAGTGATTCGCACGTTTAGTGCGGTC